GTACTAAGAATTTTTTATTGTCTATAATTCCATCTGTCAATCCGATTGTACTACCATTTGATGTACAATTACTTAACAAGAACTTAGAACCAACAGTTTCAGAATTTGTATCTGGTGTTGGGTTCAAGAAGTTTAAGTTATCAGTTGAACCAAAGTCAAAAGAATAACCTAAGAATGCTCTCTTGTTAAATTCATTTGAAATTGATTGGTCAGTTACATAAGTTGGTGATGGAAGTGTATATCCACTATGAAGTGGTGATTTTACTGCTGCGAATCCAAATGGTACAAGACTTGAGTCAATTGAACCTTTATCTACATCACTATCAACTTCTACTCTAATGTGTTTAGATGCGTTTGGATAATCACCATTTGAACTAACTTTACCATTTGCGTCAACAGTAAGATATTTGTCACCGATTCTTCTCTTAATATAGTTTGGTGAATTAGGGTCTAAGTTAAGACCTTGGAATTCTTCTACTATATTTGGTCTAACATCACTATCTTGAATATTAAATCCAAATACTGAGTTAGGAATCTTAGCCGTATCAACTCTTCTTACTATTACTGAGAATGTACCAAAGTCTGAACCTGGCACTTCATTAGCTGGCTTGATATCTCTAATACCGATTTTAAATTCATAGTTTGTCGGTGTACCATGAGACAAAGTATGGAATCTAAATAAGTTGCTAGTAACACCTGCTACATCTTGTGATATAATATAAGGAGTAGTTGCTTCAGAATATGCTTTTGTATAGTCAGTTGTTCTAAATGTATCAACTACAACTTTTACATTTGAATCTGTTGCAAAAGATGCGGATTGATAAGTTTTAAAGTTTAAGTATAGGAAACCATGTCTGTTGTCGCTTTTAGGAGATGGACCAAATGATTTTCCTATGTAATTGTCGGCAGTTGGGTTCATAGAACCAGTTGCGAAACCATTTGCTATTGTGTTAGCACTTCCTGATAAAGAATGTAACGCTTCAGATGAACTTAGAAAAAGTGCGAATTGTGAAGCTGATATAGTAGTACTCGCATCGTTGATATTTACTATTTTTGAATTATCAAACGAACCTGTTGAGTTTTTTACTGCTCCAAATGGTACTTTTGTAGTAGGATGAATTACTGCTGCTACTTGGTTTTCTATACCTGAACCTGATAAAGTTAATACTAAAGGTTCAACAGAATAACCACTTTGTCCTAATACTCTAACGATAGTCGCCGTTCCTGCGTCTTCTAAATATGATTGTGCAGTATATGGTAAATATGAGTCTTCTGTCAATCCACCGAATACCTGCGTAAATTCTTCAAAGGACTCTACTTTGGTTGGTACAAACGCTGGTCCTTTTATACTTTGTCCTATAAGTGCTGCACCGATTTCACCAATACCTTGAGGTAGGAATGAAAGGTCTTTTTCTCTCGTAAATACACCTGGACTAACAATTCTTTCTGCCATTATTTTCTCCTAAATATAATTTTTGGGTTTACCTTTATATAAATACCCTAAAAATTTTGAAAACGAGTACTTATTTGTTAGGTGTGAAAGTATTGGTTTGAACATCATATGTCCCATCACCATATTTCTCTCTTAACACTTTAGCTAACTCATTTTCTTCATTTACTAATTCTTTGTAACTTTCTACCAACCCTTGTCTCTCTTCTTGTAATGATTTCATTGACTCTTCAAATGATAAATAAGCCAATTGTATTTCACCTAATCTTGAAGTGATTGCTAAAACTTTACTTTGAATCTCAGTAATTTTCTTTTTTTCTTCTTCCGAAAAACTTTTTAATACTTTTTCTGCCATAACTCTAAATTTTAATGTTTCTACTTATATAAATATGGAAAAATTATTCATTACCACTCTTTTTAATTGTTTTTAATCCTGAAAGGGATTTATCTTCAGTAAATGATACTTTTCCAATAGATATTGTTCTTTTTGTATTGTTATTTAATCCAACAAACTCTGGCACAATATATGCTTTTGCTACTAATGATATTGTTGCCTTAGTAATTCTATCTTGACCCATCTCTGCGATAGTTTCAAAACTATAAGAATCACCTTTAATTACAAACTTATATCTTTCACCAAATGACCTACCTTGAAAGAATACAATTTGTTCTACGACCTTATTTACTTGTTCCATATAATCACACCAAACTATTACTTCATATTGTAAGTCTACATAATCTGGTCTTTCTACTGACATAAATTCTCTTTTAGGATTTTCACCTGTTAATACTGAAAATTGGTCGTACTTATTTACATTTGTATATTTTCTTTCAAAGAATTGATGTGCGTCTTCATTTTGTGCTACTTTTAATTTTGATAGTTCTGTATTGATTGAAAGATTGTCTCTTTTAAAAACTATAACGGGTGTAAGTATCATTCCGTTATCATCTTTCATAAAACCATCTCGTTGTGCACTTGCCCATTTTTCAGGTGAAGCATACATTACAGGTACAGGAAAATATCTTCCGTCATCCTCAACAGTTGGTCTTACATCTTTTTCTAAAAATGTTTTAAATGCAGAATCAACATCGTAAATACCAACACTTACATTTTTTACATTATCTTTATCTCTTCTAATTTGTTTTCCTTTATTTAATTTAGGGTCAACAGATGTAGAAGATTGTGTCTGTATAATCTGAGGTTTTCTTTTATCCGTATTTCTATATTTTATAGCCATCTTATAATCCTATTGGTACTTCATTATCATTTTGATTTGAATTACCAAATCTTGTTTCTACTAATTTGATACTTGATTGTCTTGTTACATGAGTATCACATATAATAGATACATTTAAACCTTGAGTATCACCACCATCCCAATATTGAGGATTTTTACCTGCAAAGTATTGATATGAATATGATGCGTCAATTAAATGGTATTCATTGTTCCATTGTATAATGTCACCTACTTCAGGAACTAAGTCAATAGATACTAACGAATCTCTTAAAAATTTGAATTGAACTTCACGCTGATATGATTGACCAAATTCATCAGATATTTGTGAAGCTTGGTTTCTTTCTACTAATGCTGGAACTTTTATTGGATTATGAAAAACTTTGTCTTTACCTTCACCATATAAATTTACATCTGTTTCAGTAGTTGCAACCATATAGTAATAGACTTGTGTATCAATAATATCATTGATAAGTTCTTTGTTCAACTTATTGAACAAATCCATGTCTCGTTGTCCACCAAACAATGCCATTTATTATCCTATAAAAATTGGTCTTGGAACTCTGTTTAAAGTTTCCTCTAAAAATTCAGATTCTTCTTTTCGCGCTTCCATTAATGCTCTACGAGAAGTTGATTCTAACATTTCTTTCAATTCCGTTAATAAAGTTTCTTTTTCTGCTGATGCCTCATTTCTTAAATCAGCACCATCAAGAGTTACATCTGCACCTGGTATAGGAATAGAACTAAATTTAGCTCTAATTGCACCTAACATTTCTTTTGCTAATGCTAATGCGTATCTTGCAATCCATTGTTTACCTGCACTATTAATATTTGTATATGTTAGTCTACCAAATGGCGCATTTGATAAATCACTTACAACATTTGAATTTGCAATCGGTGATTTAGTTTCACTTTCTAATGTATAATCAAAGTATACTTTTGCACCTGCGTCTTTAGATTGTGGGAATGGATATAGTCTAATTCTTTTACCATCGACATGGAATCCATATGCAGACTTACGAATAAGGTCATTAAATTCAATTGCTTGTAATCTTAAGAGGTCATCAAACATAGGTTGCATCATAAATGAGACACCAGGGGAATAATTACCCCATCCAAAAGTTTCTAACATTTGTTGAGAACCTAAACCTGTACCGATAAATGGGTCAAAGTATCTTATGATTGCTGGTGGTTGTGTATGGAATACTCTTCTAAGTACAATCCCATCACTTACTGAACCACTTTCTAAACTTACAACACTTGCGTCACTTAAATCATAAATTTGTTGATTAGCTACCATTGTAAAGGAACCTGTATACACTGTGACCCTTCCACCACTTAGTCCTTCTGTTCCATAATCTTTTGCTATACTAACCATACCATTTAAGTTTGGTGCAATTTCAGTATCTTTTAAATCACCACCCAATGCAGAACCTTGTATGGATAACATATTTTCTTTTGCTCTGTATTGATTAACTTGTGAAGAATATTCGTTAGCTGCCTCTTCAAGACAAGTAAAAAAGTTTATATCTTGTAATTCGACATCTATAATTGGATATCCTAATCTCTTCGCACACCATTCTGCTACTTTCGGAGCGTCACTTTGAAATTGTGTATCACTATCAAAGTATCCGAAAGGAGTTGATGAACCACTTGTAAATGAACCTGAGCCAGGCCAAATTGGAATATTTACTGCCATTTAATTCTCCTCTATGTATATAAATATGGAAATAATTAGCTTTCCCTATTTTCCATGAACGAAACTATAATATAACGAGTACCTTTTGTTGTAGCCCTTGCGCCGTGCTTATGTGTTATATTAC